TCATGCTGGAACGGGTCACGGGTCCAGCTCTCCGGGAGGTCATCGATTCTCATATGGCTCCTCTCTCACGAAGACGGTCGAGGAGGTCCGAGTTCTTAGCTTCGAACAGCGACGTGTCCATCAGCTCAGGTTGGTTATACGGTTCCTCGGTTACAGGCTCACCCTGCGCCCCGGTTTGCGCCCTGGTTTGCGCCCCGGTCCAGGGCTCATCCTGTGTTGTCGTCCGGGTTTCACCTTGAGCCTCGGTCCGGGGCGCAATATGAGTCACGGTCGGGCGCAATCCGGGTATTCGCACGTTGTAGACCACGGCCCCTACCCACCGTCCGGATCGGTCCCGGCCAGGCCATGACTCGACCTCGAGGATGCCCAGGGCGCGGAGCTCGCCTGTAGCCCGGGTCACCGTCGCCTGGGACAGTCCGGTCTCTTCGGCGACGGTCGCCCGACCGGGAAAACTGTTCTCACCATGCTTGTTGGCGTGGTTCGCATAGATGAGCAGTACGAACCTTTGCGTGACGGACAGCAGGTCAGCCGGCAACGCCAACACCGCGGACATAGCCTGGATGCTCACCGGTCAGTGTGGAAGAACTGCCGTAGTTTCGAATCAGCAATCACCCATTTCCCGGCCAGGCGGACCGCGCCGGGGATCGTCTCGTCCCGGAAGTAGCGGCGGACGGTCTGCCGGTCCACGGCGAGCAGCGATGCGACGTACTCCACGTCCCGTAGGGGATCGTCGATCGGATGTTCTGTAGTCACCATGGCCTCACTGCTACAGCCCGCACCCCAGACCAGTCAATTGTCAGATAACAGCTCTTACCACGTTATAACGCGTTGTGCTACGATCTGCACGCAAGCAGACATCAGAAGGGACAACGCGATGCAACTCGTCAGGATCAAGGGAACCCGGTTCGGGGTCTACAAGAGAACCCGGGCCAACGGCGATGTGGTCTATGTGGCCAAGCACTTCGACCAGGACGGCGTCTTCCGCCAGCCCACATTCAAGGAAGCCGCCAAGGCCAATCGGTTGGTCAAGGAGGCCTTCCGAAACTGGGGTGGTCGGCGCGCCGACAGTCAGCCGGCCTACTCGATGACCGAGCTGATCGATGAGCACATGGTTGAGAGGGAGCGACGCTTCGCGACTGGGTTGTCCTATAAACAGGGCGGGCTCGCCGAGAACACGATCATCAGGGACCGCTCAGCAGCATCGCGGATAAGAGACCATTGGGGAGCCGAATCGGCCCGGGATCTGACCAGGCGCGCGGTAGAAAGTTGGTGTCGCTCGATGCTCGAGGAGGGATGCAGCGAGTCGACGGTCGGCGGATATGCCGGGGTGCTCCGAAAAGCCTTCCGCTATGCGATGCGAGACGATGGGCCACTCCGGGATCTCGATTCCAACCCGGTCCCGGAGATCAGTGTGGTCACCCGTCGTCCCGGTCAGGCGTTCACCGCGGAGCAGACCTGGGCCATCGTCGATGGCATCCATCCCGCCTACCGCGCCTTCGCCTACACCCTGGCCTTCTCGGGAATGCGGATCGAAGAGGTCTGCCAGCTCGACGTCAAAGACTTCGACCCCGAAGCCCATGAGCTCCGGGGAGGCATCAAGACCGACGCCGGTATCAATCGACCGATCGCCATCGACCCCCGAGTGGCCCGGCTCATCTCTGAGCATATTGGCGATCGGACCGCCGGACCCCTCTTCTTGAACACCCGAGGCAACCGGGTCAACGCGGACGCCTGGCGGCGACGTCACTGGCGGCCAGTCGTGGAAGCTCTCGGCATCCCCACCGCCCAACCACATTGGAACCGGCACACCGCGGCCACTCTCGCCGCTGAAAACGGGGAGACGATCTGGGACATGATGAGCCACTTCGGTTGGGCCGATCCCCGTCAGGCCAACCGCTATGTCCATCTGGCCCGTAAGGGCATCCGGTCGATCGCCGACACATCGATGCCGCCTGCACCGCTCCGCAAGGTGGTGCAGAGAGGTCTATGACGACCCCAATCTGGTGCTATCTGGTGCAGAATCCGCCGAATCGCCAATAGATAGTTGAGTTTCCTGCATATTCGACACGCAAGAGGTCGGCAGTTCGAGTCTGCCAGGGCCCACTCCATGAAACCCCAGGTCACCCTGGGGTTTCACCATTTTCATCCGATGGCCATTGACGATTCGGCTGCCAGCCGTCACCCCGCCACGGGTTAACCTGATACGGCCCGATAGGTCGCATATCAGGGTATTACCTCCAAAAGTGGTGCAAAAGTGGTGCAGAATCTTCCCCTCGTCCTGCTACCCGGCGAGGTCGAACAGTTGTTGCGGATGAGCCGATGGACTCTGAAGCGGCAACGGGACCAGGGTGAGCCACCCGGTGCACTCGCTATCCGGGTCGGACCGAGACTTCTCCGCTACCCGACCGCCGCGGTGCAGGACTATCTGGAAACCCAGGGTGTGAGCCGGGCCGAATCTGGCCGGCGGATCCTCGAACTCACAAGTGACGACCCCGACGACGGCGAGGATGGCCGATCAGATAGGCGGTGAGGTAGGCGAGAAGAGCGACCGCGCCCACCCCTAGAAGGATGCCCAAGGCGAGCTGGCCGAGCTGATCCGTCAGATCACCTTGGCCCGGTCCAGGTAGACCATCATCTGCTCGACCTCGAGATCGTCTCGAGGGTGGCTGTCCTCGGTGAGAATCCCCGCCTTGTGGGCCTGGGTCCAAGCCTTCTGAGCCCAATCTGAGACTTCCTCCCAGTTGGGCTCTCCGTTGGGACCTTCCATCTCGTCTCTCCTTTCCCACGTCACGTTCTTACAGTCGCCCGGCGCGACGTTGATCTGCCAATGCATGGCGTCGGGGGTGGACCATCGGCCGCCCCAGGTGATCGCCTGCTTCCCGTTGGCTCGTATCCCCTCCATACGTCGGATGAAGTCGGCCGGGTAGTTGTGGCGGAGCGGCGACCCGTACGGGTTTTTGGCCGGGTTCAAATCGAGGGCCAGGGCGTAGGCGTGGATCGACATCGATGATGACCCGGAGATGGGCCGGCAGTTGTAGGTGCCGCCCGCCGACTCGAGGAACAGGTAGGGGGTGGTCTCCATGATGTCGATCACCGCCTCCCATACCGGGGCCGATTGGTCGGCGATCGAGAGGGACCAGGTTTTCCCGTCGCCGGGGAAGGCGGCTTTGCGGAATTTGGCCGTGTTGCATTCCCAGGGCGCCCACCATTCCCGGATCTGTGAGCTACTCGCCATGACGGTCCTCCCGGTCGTAGGGTCTGAAGCCGTTTTCGGTCATGTAACGGCGGAGGGCCCGGGCGACGAAAGCGCCGACCACCAGGCCGAGACCGAGACCGAACCCGCCGAGACCGACCGCGATCATCGTCTCGAGGGCGGTCATCTTCTCAGGCGCCGGCGGGTACCGCCTTCGAGGAGACGGTTTCTGCGTTCCCGCAGGTGTTGCAGTAGGTGATGATCACCCGGATGAGCTGGCCGAACAGGTCGGCTTCGACGTATTCGACCTGTTCGAGCTCGGCTGACCGGCACCAGCGACACCGTTCCATACGGTGTAAGAGTACCGCTCAAGATCGCGAAATTCGTCACTGTTCCTCTTTGGCCTCGTCGGGTTTGGGCAGGGTTTTCCGGTCCCAGACGAGGATCCCGTCCTTCTTGTATCCGAGCCGGCCGGGTTCGAGGCCTCGTCCGCGGGAGGCCATGAGCTGGTCGGGGCTGATCCCCAGATGTTCGGCGGCCTCCTCGAGTGTGAGGGTGCTCTTCTGTCGTGGCTTCTTTTCTGCCATGGGTTCCTCCTAGGTGAGTTGGACCGCTTGGGCGTAGAGCAGGCTTCCGGTGAGGGGACTGGTAGCCGAGCTGCCGTTGTGTTTCATTTCGATTGTCACTGTGCGGGCTCCGGTAGTGGTCATGCCGGTGCGGAAGCCGATCAGGGCGTAACCGTCCACGTCCCCCGTGACCGGAAGGTTGACCGCGGTCTGGGCGGTGCCGTCAATGTTCATCCGGGCGTCATATGTTCCGGTGACTGGAGCGTTGGCCGTCCAGGTGGCGGAACAGAAGCAGGCCCATGAGCCCCAGTAGGTGGGGATGGTCAGCGAGACGGTTCCTTTGGCCACATATGAGGTGGTGGTCGTACCCGAGATGGCACCGGAGCCGGGTAGGACAACACCGCCACCGCCGGCCCCGGTACCGCCCAGAGGCACCCAGGCCGAACCGTTGTAGACGTAGACCAGGTTCACATCCTGGAGGTAGGACAGGTCCCCTTCCGTTGGGGTGGGATGTCCCGCGGTGCGTGCCGCGGCCGAGGCGTAGCGTTGAACTGTCCGGTCCCTGATCGCATTCCCCCATGAGGATTGGATCGGATTGCCGGATATCACATTGGCCTGTTCGGGCATTGCTCAGCTCCCTTCGAAGGTTTGGGCGTCGTCCAGTTGGAGGATCAGCACCCAGTCGTCGGCGGTGATCCGATGGTGTATCCCCATGACGTGGACTTCTTTCTCATAGGACCAGCCCCAGGCGGATTGGACGAGAATCGACAGCCGATCCCCGAACCGGGTGTCATAGAAGAGCCGCTGCCGGTCCTCCCCTTCAGCGGCTTCCACCGGAACGACGGTCACTTCTTCGATCCGTAGCCGCGACGTGCTGAACGCGTCGACGTAGCGGGCGGCGAGGATGGCAACATCAGCATCCTGATCGTTCTCCAGGTCGGTGCGCTGATACGACCGGATCCCGTGCTCGCCCTGGGATACGGTGTCTTCAGCCTCCTGGACGGTGCCGCCCACTTTGGCGAAACCGACATGGTTGATCACCCGGGCCGCCTCCCATGAGGCGACCACTCTCACCACGTGGCCGGCGTCGCGTTCGAAACCCTCCCATATGCCCGTATCCCAGACGGCGGTATCCCAGAGAGCGGCCCCGGCAGGTACGGGGAGCTCTGAATAGCCCAGATAGCCCTGGACGTTGACCGACCGGGTATCCGTGGTCAGCCAGTCCCGCGCTTTGAACACGGCCCGTCCCTCATTGTCCGTGTAGAAGGCACCCCCCTCCGCGTCGGCCGCCCGCTGGCATTCCTCGAGGACCGTCTCGGCCAGATAGGAGGTCTGCATGGTGTGCTCCCCGGTCTGAATATCCCGGTCTGCTACAGGCCAGCCGATACGGTCGAGGGCAGCTTCCACTCTTTCGTCAGTGGTCTGAACCCCGGTGGGAGTGTCCAACATGAGCGGGTTGACCGCGGCGAGCGTTGCCATATGGCCGACACATTCCAGGGTGGACGTGTTGGCATGCCCCGCGTCGTCGTAGGAGTCGAACACGGCGTCGATGATCCCCGTGGCCAGGGTCACTTTCGTACCGGTCGTTTCGTCGGGGATGACCACCACCCGGATACGGCGGCCGGGCCGGAACGGGAGCGGCCAGACTTCCACTCCGCTCTCCGCGGTGAAAGCCCCTGTCGTGTTGTCGACTACCACCCGTGCGGTGCCGGTTTCGAAGCGTTCCCCCCAGCGGGCTGTGCCGGCGTCGAGTTCGACTGAGAAGATGTAGGGGGTGATGTCCGCCCAGAAGTCATCGTCGGTCGCCCACAGTCCGGTATCCCACAGGGACGTATCCCAGACGGCCAGGGTGGATCCTTCCAGGCCGGTGTCGATCTCGACCCGAACGTCGATGGGACCGCCCAACCAGTGGAGGATCTGACCGGGCGGGGGAACGGTGAGGGTCATCAGTACCAGAGCTCGAGCAGGTCGTGTTCCCCGCCGCTACTGATGGTCTCGTCGACGAGGGTTATGTCTTCGACCATGATGAAGGCGGGGGCTGTCGTTCCGGCGTTCCATTCGTGGTTGCCGGTGCCGGTGATCCGGGCGTAGGACGCTTTGTAGGTGTGGCTGCCCGCGGAGGGGAGGCCGATCCAGGCGAAGTCGAAGCCCGATTCGCCGTTGATTCCCGAGAAGCGTTTTGTCGAAGCGGCTAGTTGGGTGGAACCTTCCCGGATGTAAGCCTGGCCTCGGTCGGTGGCCACAGACGATGTGGTCGTAGGCACATGGACACTGACCCGGATACGGCGGCTCGCCCCGACCGTGACCGCCACGGATAGGCCGGTGATGTCGGTGATGGTGGTGATCCCGGTCTGGTTGGCGGTTATCTCCGCATAGCCGAGAATGCCTACCGGCCCGATCGTCGTACTGCCTCCGCCGCCGGCGGCGGCTGGGACCGTGTAGACGTCGGGCAGGTCCCGTACCAGTTGGATGGTCCCGTTGGGTATGCGGATACCGCGGACGCCGGGATGGTCCGCTTTGACGAATTGGCGGGATGCGAGGTCGTCGGGGTCGAAGACGGCGCCGAGGGTGAAGCCGTCGAGGGTGGGATCGCCGATCCGTGCCAGGTCGTAGATGCCCTGTCTCATCGTGCTCTCACCGGTATCGCCCCGTTGGACCGTTGATACCGTTGGAGGGCTTCGACTACGGCACGTGATATGGCGTTCGGGTCGGCTCCCATTCCGGCGTTGACCGTGATGTTGAAGGTGGACGGTCCCGCCGTGGTGCCTGCAGGCAGGATGGTCTCGTTGTCGTGGAGGAGTGCCAGGCCTGATGCTCGTCCTGGGGGGGCGTGGAAGGTGCCGCCGGTTTGGAAGCTGGGAATGTTGGGGGTGTTGATGGTGAACCCGCCGACTTTGCCGCCCCAGGGAAGGGTGATCGACGGGAAGGTGATCTTGAAGTTGTTCCACTTGTCGATCACCCAGTTGAGGGCGGAACGGAAGGCGTCTTTGATCCCATCCCACATACCGGATACGGCGCGGCCTACCTTGCCGGGAAGCCCCGACAGGAAGTCGATGATCTTGTCCCAGGTCTCTCTGACGAAATCCCAGACCTTGCCGACACCCTCTTTGATCTTGTCCCAATGTTTGATGAGGATTCCGATCAGCGTCCAGTTCATGAAGAAGGAGACCAGCCAGTCGGCCACCGTTTTGATGGCGTTTTTGATCCCCTCCCATACGACAGACGCCACCTGTTTGATCTTCTCCCAGGTGGCTTTGAGGAAGGCGCTGATCTTGTCCCAGTTCTTGATGATGAGGACGACGAGGCCGATGACGGCGGCGGCGACGAGGATGATCGGCCCCATCGAGATGAGCCAGGCGGCAGCCACTTTGGCGGC